TTTAAGGCTGCGGCTAAGACCGCAAAGAAGAAATGAAATCTCCTGTTTGGCAAACAAAAGAAGGAAAAAACCCCAAGGGGGGCTTGAATGCCAAAGGAAGAGCATCGTATAATGCAGAAACAGGTGGCAATTTAAAACCACCAGTCAAGTCGGGAGATAACCCTCGTAGGGCATCCTTTTTAGCACGCATGGGCAATATGCCAGGAGCTGAGATGAAAGATGGAAAGCCTACCCGACTTTTACTTTCTCTTAGAGCCTGGGGCGCAACGTCCAAGGAAGACGCTAAAGCTAAGGCTAAAGCGATCTCTAAGAGGAATATGAAGTGAGACCAGTTTCTGTCGGTAAGAATCTAACTGCTAATACGGCTACTACGCTGTATACAGTTCCTACTGGCTATTACGCTAAATGTTCACTCTTGCACGTTTGCAATACTTCTCCTAGCAAGCATATTTCTTTTAATTGGTATGACGCAAGCACTGCTACAACAATTGCAGTTGTGAGTGAGCAAGTTTTATCTGCTAGAACAACACTAACACTTATCTCAAATGGGCAATATTTTGTCATGGAAGAAGGTGATTACATAAGTGCTACTTCTGAAGCGGGAGCAACAATGTCTGTACTTGCAACATTTGAAATTGAAGGGTCACAGAGAACATGACTTACTTAGAACTTGTTAACGATGTGTTAGTTCGCTTGCGTGAAAGCACAGTATCTACTGTTGGCGAAACAACTTATTCTTCCTTGATTGGCAAGTTTGTCAATGATGCTAAGCGTCAAATTGAAGATTCCTTTAATTGGAATGTTCTTAGCACAACAGTGACTATCACAACTACTGCGAACACACACGCATATTCAATGACGGGTGCGGGTCAGAAGTTCCAAGTTAACGATGCTATCAATTCAACAAGTTTTATTGGTTTAAAAAATATCAGTTTTGTGGACATGAACCGCAAACTGAACTTTGGTACTCCATCAACTGGCATACCTTCTGAGTTTACCTTTGATGGTGTTGATGGTAGTGGAGATACAAAAGTAGAGTTATTTCCAATTCCTAATGGGGTATATACAGTCATGTTTGACTTAGCTATACCTCAAGCAACTCTGTCATCAGACGCTACATCTGTAAAAGTCTTAGATTATTTGGTTGCCCAAAGTGCTTATGCAAGGGCTTTGATTGAGCGTGGTGAGGATGGAGGAACTGCCTCTTCCGAAGCCTATGCTTTGTTCAGGGGAATGCTCTCGGATGCCATTGCACTCGAAGGTACTCGCTATGTAGAAAACAACTTTGAACCCGTCTAATGTCTAAGCCTCTACAAAGTTACAGTCTCTCAGCACCAGGCTTTTATGGCCTGAACACTGAAGACTCGCCCCTTGATTTAGGGGCTGGCTTTGCTTTGGTTGCAACTAACGTAATCTTGGATCAGTATGGTCGGATTGGTGCTAGAAAAGGTTGGACAAGAGTTAACTCTTCCTCTGGCAATCTGGGTGCTAATGACGTTGGCGTGATCCATGAGTTAGTTCAGACTGATGGCACTCTGACAGTTTTATTTGCAGGAAATAACAAACTATTTAAACTTGGTACATCTAATGCGGTAACTGAGTTAACCTATGGTGGGGGTGGTTCTGCTCCTACTATCACGGCAAGTAATTGGCAATGTGCCACCTTGAATGGCATTGCTTATTTCTTCCAAACTGGTCACGATCCACTGATTTATGACCCCGCTATAAGTACAACAACATTTAGACGGGTATCTGAGAAGTCTGGTTATGTTGCTACTGTTCCACAAGCCAATATTGCTATTTCAGCATTTGGTCGCTTGTGGGTGGCTAATACATCTACAGACAAAGTAACTGTTACATTCTCTGATCTGATTGCGGGTCATGTATGGGGCGGTGGCACTTCAGGCTCACTCGATGTCTCCCGTGTTTGGCCTAATGGTGCTGACGAAGTAATGGGCTTGGCAGCTCACAATGATTTCTTGTTTATCTTTGGTAAGCGACAGATTCTTGTTTATTCTGGCGCTTCTACACCCGCAAGCATCGTTCTGAGCGACACAATAGGCTCAATTGGGTGTGTGGCTAGAGATACTATTCAAAGCGTTGGCTCTGATGTGATTTTCTTGTCAGACTCAGGTGTTCGCTCATTGATGAGGACTATCCAAGAGAAGTCTGCTCCTTTGCGAGACTTGTCTAAGAATGTTCGTTTCGATTTAAATTCATCTTTAGCAGGTGAAACATTAGCTAATTTGAAGTCTGTTTACTCAGAAAAAGAAGCCTTCTATCTGCTTGTTTTGCCTACTACTGCACAAGTCTATTGTTTTGATACCAAACAAAGTTTACAAGATGGTGCTTCAAGGGTCACTAAGTGGGATTCTATTTCTCCAACATCTTTGCGGTCACTTAGAAATGGTGACTTATACATTGGTAAAAATGGATATATCGGAAAGTATGGTGGTTACTTAGATGACACATCCACTTACCGATTTGCCTACTATACCAATAATGCTGACCTTGGAAACCCAAACCAGATTTCTGTTTTAAAGACTATTTCAGCCATTGTTATTGGTGGATCAAATCAGTTCTTAACAATCAATTGGGGTTTTGATTACTCTGGTGCTTATAAAGCTCAGAATATTTATATTCCCACTCAAGTAAGCTATGAATATGGAACTGCTGAATACAACGTAGCTGAATATACAAGTGGTATAGCAATTAAGACTTTAAGAGCCAATGCCTCTGGTGCGGGAAAGATTGTCCAAACTGGTTATGAAACAACCATTAACGGCACACAGTTATCCCTTCAAAAGATTGAAATTCAAGCCAAAGATGGCAGAACAGCCTAAGAGGTAAACATGAGCAATTACACCAAAACAGTAAACTTTGCGACTAAGGACAACTTATCGCCTGGCAATCCTCTAAAGATTGTCAAAGGTACTGAAATTGACACTGAGTACAACAACATTGCTACTGCTGTTGCGACAAAGACAGATAACTCTGCTGCCGCAATTACGGGCGGTGCAATTGATGGTGCGGCTATTGGCGGGACTACTCCTGCTGCGGGTGCGTTCACAACTCTAGCGGCCTCTGGCACGACAACTCTTGCGGGTGCATTAGTAGGTGCGGTAACTCAAGCGGCTTTCAATACAGTCTCAACAACTTTAAACCTTGGCGGTGCGGCTACTGCTGTCAACATTGGCGCAGCAACAGGAACTGCCACAGTAGCTAACACAACCCTAGCAGCTAAAGCAATTACTGCAAGCACGACTCTGGCGGTAACGGGTACATCGACACTCACTGGTGCTGTTACGGCAACTGCTGGGGTAACAGGCCCACTCACATCAAGCAATGTGGCGATTACTGGCGGCTCAATCACTGGCATTACCGATTTGGCGGTGGCTGATGGTGGCACTGGTGCTTCTACAGCCGCAGGTGCGTTGAATAACCTATTACCTAGCCAAACCTCTGCTGCTAACAAATATCTGCAAAGCGATGGAACTAATGCCTCTTGGGATGCGGTAAGTCTTTCTACTGCTGACATCACAGGAACTTTAGCAGTAGCCAATGGTGGTACAGGTGTAACTACAAGCACAGGAACAACAAATGTAGTGTTGTCAAACTCGCCAACACTTGTAACTCCCGCCCTTGGAACACCGAGTGCCGCTGTCTTAACGAATGCTACGGGTCTGCCTATTTCAACAGGCGTGAGTGGTCTGGGTACTGGTATAGCAACTCTTTTGGCAACACCATCTAGTGCCAACTTAGCCTCTGCGATTACTGATGAAACAGGATCAGGTGCTTTGGTGTTTGCTACTAGCCCAACACTTGTGACACCTATTCTTGGAACTCCTACTAGCGGTACTTTAACCAATGCAACTGGTTTGCCTATCAGTACGGGTGTATCAGGATTGGGAACAGGCGTAGCAACCTTTTTAGCGACTCCTAGTAGTGCAAACTTAGCGGCAGCTTTGACTGATGAAACTGGAAGTGGAGCAGTAGTATTTGCAACCTCTCCTACCCTAGTAACTCCTGCTTTGGGAACTCCAAGCGCATTGGTTGGTACAAATATTACAGGAACTGCCTCTGGCCTGACTGCGGGTAACGTCACGACAAATGCTAACTTAACAGGTGCAGTTACTTCTGTAGGAAATGCAACTTCTTTAGGCTCATTTAGTTCTGCTAACCTTTTGGGTGCTTTAACTGATGAAACAGGAACAGGATCGGCTGTATTTGCTACATCTCCAACATTGGTGACTCCCATTCTAGGCACACCAACAAGTGCAACATTGACTAATGCAACAGGCTTGCC